AGAAATATACCCTGTTCATGTAGCTCCATCATTAGCACCTGTAGGTCAAGGTTTACTTATTGAGCCAGCAGTGAATAAAGTAAATGCAGAGTATCTTGTTGTTCAACCATCAAGAGAACCATATGGGATTCCCGTAGAGTATACAAAGAGGGTATGGGTATGTTAGCAGAACTTATGGTGGCTAATGCTGCCTTTGCAGTTATTAAGCAAACATTATCTAATGGTAAGGAGATTGCTGATGCTGGATCTGCGCTCACTAAATACTTTGGTGCAAGTCAGAGTATCGAGAACAAGATTAAGTCTGGCAATGGTGATGTACTAGGAGCATACCAAGCTAAACAAGCAATAGAGAAGCAAGAGAAAGAGTTAGAGTTCATGCTCAATAAACAAGGTCTTCTAGGATACTATAAGTACCAACAGTTTAGAGATGAATATTATGCAAAGCAAAAAGCAGATGCTAAGAAACAAAAAGCAAAGGATAAGGAAATTAAGGATACTCTGGTACTGGCAGGTCAGGTTATAGGAATACTTATAACTATCCTAGCTGCTTTCTTTGGTGTGGTTATGTATCTTAAATATTAAATATGAGTGATCCTAAATTGACAGAAATAGAGAAAGATGAAATAGCTGAGTTGGCTGCACAGAAAGCATATGATAGATTCTATCTAGCAGTGGGCAAGTCAGTTGTTAAGAAGTTAATGTGGATTGTAGGGGCAAGTGCATTTGCTTGTTGGTTATATTTTCAAGATGGAACTTTTTAGTAAGAGGTAGGTTATGTTTGGTATGCCAATAGAAGTTATCACATTGCTGTTAAGCGTCCTAGGAGGCGCTGTAATGAAGATGATGGCACAGGCACAGAAGGATAAGGCTGATCAGCAAAAGATGCTCATGCAGCAATTCTCGGCCTCTGAGGACAGTGTAGCAGCAGCACGTAGCTATGATACTCCTAATGCACAATGGATACGTAGATTCCTAGTGGTGTCTTTCATGGGTATGGCTATGTTTATTCTTATTGCTCCTATACTAAACCTACCAACAGTAGTACCAGTAGAAGTAACCAGTGGATTTAAACTTTTATTCTTTGACTTCACTACAACAGTAACAGAGTGGAGAACACTTGAAGGAATGGTTACTCCTGAGTGGTTGCCTCATGCAATCATGTCAGTTGTTGGTATGTACTTTGGTCAATCAATTGTAGCAAGAAAATAGTCTCTTGACTTTTAAACAAAAATATGGTATAATCCTATGAATTACTTAGCAGCAATCAACTCAGTTCTTGTACGCCTACGAGAGCGAACAGTAGAATCTATTAATGAGAATGAATATTCATCTCTTATAGGAATTCTAATCAATGATTCAATTCAAGAAGTAGAAGAGTCATGGGATTGGTCAGCTTTACGTAATAGTCTTACTGTTACTACTTCTAATGGTGTTTTCAATTATGAATTAAATGGTACTAAGAACGATGTTAAAGTTCTAAGTGCTATTAATGCATCAAGTCAAAGTGATATTTTTTATCAGACTGCAAGTTGGTTTAATGATAAATATCTTACTCCATCTCCAGCTACTGGTTCTCCTAGCAACTGGTCTTTTAATGGCGTTAGTGCTGATGGGGATACTCTTATTGATCTATACCCTAAACCTGATGGTGTGTACACAGTTCGATTTAATGTTGTCCAACGATCAGCAGATTTAACAGAACCTTCTGATAGAATATTCTGTCCTCATCGTCCTATCGTTCTGTTAGCTTACGCTAAGGCTGTAGAAGAGAGGGGGGAAGATAATGGTCAGACAGGTAACAGTGCTTACATGGCAGCAGCTAACTCTTTATCTAACGCAATTGCCTTAGATGCATCAAAGCATCCAGAAGAGACAGAATGGTATAGTGTATGAAACAATTAGTTAGTTCTTCCATTGCAGCCCCAGGGTTTTATGGGTTAAACACACAGGAAAGTAGCATTACTTTATCCAGTGGATACGCATTACAAGCAGACAACTGTGTCATAGACTCTGAAGGTAGACTAGGCGCACGTAAAGGCTTTGTGTATCAGACTACTTCTGGTGGTACATCTTCTTCTCTTGTAGGAATGCACGACTTCGTAGGTTCTACAGGACACCTTGGATATATTACTTGGGGCAATGGTAAAATATATAGAGGTCTTGGTACACTCACTGCTATATCTACAGGACATGGTTCTAATAATGATTGGCAAGCTGCTTCACTAGGAAATGCTGTATACCTAGCACAAGCTGGTAAGCCTATGCTTAAAGTAGCTGCTAACTTTGCAGTGACTACTCATGCCACTACGTCCTCTAATCATCAGTTCTCTTTTGTAACTTCTGCTTATGGTAGGTTGTGGGCTGGTGGTACTGCTACAGATAAGTACACACTGTATGGCTCTGACTTAGTTAATGGTGCTTTTGCTGGAGGTTCTACTTTATCTTTAGACCTTAGACAGATATGGACTAATGGTGGAGATGAGATTGTAAGTGTTTCTGGATTTAACGGACGCATCATTGTATTTTGTAAACGATGTATTGTAATCCTTGGTGACGATAACAATGCAGATTTAACTATTGAACCTGATAAATTATCAGTAGTCGAGGTACTAGAGAATGTAGGATGTGTGTCTAGGAAGTCCATACAGGCCGTAGGAAACGACATCTACTTCCTAGCTAACTCAGGTCTACGTTCTTTAACGCGTGTCATACAAGAGAAATCTAACCCCTTAGCAGACCTGTCTATTAATATACGTGATGACCTAGTAAAGATTATTAATACATCCTCTACTGAAAATGTAACTTCAATCTACTCAGCTTCTAATGCTTTCTATTTATTACTATTCCCTAGTTCTAAACTTATCTATTGTTTTGATACTAGAGGAAGACTAGAGAATGGTGGACTACGAGTAACTAAGTGGGTGGACTCTTCCATACTTAGCGGTCTGTCTGCTTTTGATGGTACTCTTTACCTTGGTCTTGTTAATGGGATAGCTAAATACTCAAGCTTTCAAGATGGAGGAGCGCAGTATTACTTAGCCTACAGTACAAACTACTTTGACTTTGATCAGCCTACAGTTAATAAAATATTAAAGATTGTAGGTGTCACTGTCATAGGTGGAAGTGGTCAGAACTTTGTTGTTAAGGTAGGTACTGACTACACTGATCAGCCTAGATCCTATAACAGAACAGTAAAACAAAGTTCTGTGTCTGAGTATAATGTTGCAGAGTATAACATTGCAGAGTTTACAGGTGGTGGTTTAACAGATCGTATTAAGGTTGCAGTAGGTGGTCATGGTAGTGTAATTCAATTAGGTTTTGAGGCTTACATTAATGGTGATCAATTATCAATTCAAAAGTTTGACGTTTATGTTAAACAAGGTAGAACTAACTAATGAGTAATTATACTAAGTCAACTAACTTTGCTGTTAAGGATGGCCTCAGTGCAGGTACAGCAGCTAAACGAGTACGAGGTACAGAGATAGACGATGAGTACAATGCTATCTCTGTTGCTATAGCTACTAAACCTAATACTAACAACGCAGCATTAACTGGTGTGCCTACTGCTCCTACAGCATCTACTGCAACTAACAGTACACAACTAGCTACAACAGCTTATGTTAAAGCTAATGCTCCTACAGCAGTACAAGTTAATTCACACGCATACCCTGTAGGTTCTATATACACATCAGTAGTAGCAACTAATCCTGCTACTTTACTTGGTGTGGGTGCATGGTCAGCTTTTGGTGCTGGTCGAGTAATGTTAGGTGCTGGTTCTGGATTCACTGCTGGTAATGTTGGTGGTGCGACAACTGACTCACACGCTTTGACTGTTAACGAAATACCAGCGCATAATCACTCTATTACTCAACGAGGTATTCAAGGAGCCACTTACGATTTTCAAGAGGCTATCACAGGGCAAAGTGGGGGCACAACCATTACAATTAATACAGCTAACAAAGGTGGTGGTGCAGTGCATACTCATGACATCATGCAACCATACATCGTAGTATACATGTGGAGGAGGACATCATAATGTTTCCATTAATATCAGCAGGGTTAGGACTAATAGGAAGCTATCAAGCACAGCGTAAGCTAGGTGAAGCACAAGACTCTATGCGTCAAGCAGGAGATAAGGCATTTAAAGAAGGTCAGTATAAACCATATGGTGTAACCTCTGGTGCAGGTACTGCTTCTTTTAAAGATGGCAACGCATCCTTTGCTATGGATCCTCGTTATCAAGCACAACAAGATCAGATGTTTGGACTAGGTACTGCTGCTTTTGATAGGGCTGGTGGTAGTTATGATGATCTAGCAAATGATATGTATAATAGACAACGTAATCTAGGTGCTGGTGCTAGGGAAGGTGAAGCACAGCGTCTAGGGGAGAGTATGTTTGGTAGAGGTACTAGCGGTCTACGTGTAAGTGGTGAGGCGTTAGGTGCTGGTACTGGAGCAGGTATGTTAAGCCCAGATGGTTATGGATTTGCTCAAGCCTTTGCACAACAAGATGCTGCGGATCGTAACAACGCATTCAGTCAAGCACAACAACAACGAATGAGTGATATTAATATCGGTCAAGGTATGTTTACTCAAGGTCAAGGTATGGATGCTATAGGTAGAGGCATGATTGATCAAGGTGCTAACATAGGATCACAGCAATCCGCAGCTAACAATTCGGCTATGGGTAACTACATGAGTGGTTATGGTAAGGCTGCTGACTTTACAGCACGTAGAGGTCAGTCTATTGCTGGTGGTTTAACTGGTCTAGGTGGTTCGCTAGGTAGTTTTAGTGGTATGGGTGGTAACTCGTCAGGATTTAGTAATCCATATGCGTGGAATCGTTCTTCCCAAGGAGGTATTACTCCTCAATATACTTCTTTATATACCCCAAACAGATATCGCGGAAACCCTAACATGGTAATGCCGTAAGGCTAGGAGATAATTATGGCTAGTGATGTAATGAGTTTATTTGGAATGGATCCTAATGTGATCCAACAGAATCGTGTTCAGAGTGGTATTGATCAGGCAAGTAGGATGAGTGCTGACTTTGCTGTTGGTGCTGCTGGTGGACAATTAGCTGGTGCTGGTATTAATTCAGCCTTTGGTTTACAGACACCTGACATGGCACAGGCTGCTAGTGTACAGTCAGGATTAGAAGGAGCAGACTTAAACACTGCTTCTGGCTTACGTGCTGCTGCTCAACAACTAATGATGAATGGTGACTATGCTCAAGCTATGGCTTTACATGCACAGGCTAGAGACATGGAGGCTTCGGAGTTAACAGCATCTAATGCAGAAGAAGATCGTAAGTTTGGTAAGGTTAAGTCTATTAAAGTAAAGATAGGTGAAGATCCACTTGGTCAACCTATTCTTGCTGATAAAATGGTTCGGTATACATTAGATGGTAAAGTTTTAGACATGTTAACAGGAGAGGACTTAAGTTCTAAGGTTGTTGATGATGATGATGCTGACACTCCTAAAACCCCTAATGCTGCTGAAGTGTTAGAAGCTTTAAAAGCTGGCAAGACACTTCCTAATGGAGCTAAAGTTTCTGCTACTGATATGATTAATGGTGTTAAACCACAAGAAGTAGTAGATAATGAGATACTTGATGCTGAACTTAAAGCAGATGATGTAGCTCAAACAGCCCATGAAGAGAACATAACTCTATATGATAGTATGCTTCCTTCTATACAAACTGGCCCTGCTGGTTTAGAATTAAAAGCTAAGATAGATGCCTTTGAAGAAACACTTGTTAGTCCTATAAGTGATGCAGAGTTTGAAGCACAGAAAGTAAATAGGAAGAAAGCTGAAAAGTATCAGAAAGACTTAGGAGTTTTACAGAATAATATTGATGCTATTCAAGCATCCTATTCTAACATGCCTGAAATTTCTAAAGGAAGTCAACAAGGTATGCTACTTAGTACAATGCTTCTTGATGCCATACAAGAAAAGGATTTGTTTATTCAATCTAATCCTCAAGGATAGTTATGATTACAGTAACACATGATAAGTTTGGTGATTTAACTTTTAAGGATGGTACTACTACCCCACAAATTACAAACTATCTAATAGAATTAGAAGCTGTTGGTGGTGAACAGTATGGGATGGGTGAGTCTTTTATCCAGAACATGGAGAGATCCACATCTTCTTCTCTCCGTTCAATAGGAGATTGGGTAGGATTCCGTGATGAAGTAAATCAGTATAAAGACAAGCAAGAAGAGTTTAAGTCTAGGGTAATGTTTGAACAAAACCCTGCATCGTCTGTGACAGGTATGTTATTTGGTGGTTTACTTGATCCTGTAACTCTACCTGCCTTTGCTCTTAAGCCTCTAACCTTTGCATCTAAGGTAGGTACGTATGCTTCTAGAGGTATGGCGCAAGGTGGCTTAGGCGGTGCATTAGAGCCAGTGTACGAGCAGTATGGAGACTCTACAGCACTTAACATAATGACAGGTATGGGCCTAGGTGCTGGCTTAGGTGCTGGTATAGGTAAGATACTTACTAAATCATCTTCTCCTAAGTTAGACGATACTCCTGATTTAAAGGATGAAACAGAAGCAGCTATAAGTGCTGTAGCAGACGCAGCAGGGGACGTTCCTGTTCGTAGTGTTGCCCAAGCACAGGCTAAGATACAAGCTGAATTAGAGATAGAAGCTAAGGGCGCACCTACACAGAAAGCTTTGGATGATCTTGGTAAAACTATTGAAAGGACTAAATCACAAGTAGGACAGATTGATAATATTTTAGCTACTCTTAAAGGGTCTACTGGCAAACCTACCAAGGTTCCAAAATTACGTATTAGAGCAAATCAATTAGAAGCTCAGAAAGTAGAAGCTAATAAAACTATACAGCAACTAGAAGTACAGAAAGCAGAAGGAGATGTACTACGTAAGGCTGCTATTAATTTAGAGAACCTTAAGTTAGGAAAGTTTAGTAAGTTCCCAGAGTTACAGAGTAGGGTACAACAAGCATCAGGGGTTATACCTCGTAGTAGAATAGCAGAAAGTGTAGCTGATCGTAATGGATCAACAGTTAAAGGGTCAGCAGGTTTCGGTGTGACTCCTACTGGTGGTCAACGTGGTACAGGTGCTGTATTACCTAGACCTTTCACTAATGCTGTACCAGAAGCAATGACTCCGTTTAATGCAAACACTAACAGAATACTAGGATTTGAATCTTCGTCAGAGAAAGCAACTAGGTTAGGTGTAGGATCTCAAACAGGTGCAGCACGTTCCAGATTTAATCAGCCTAATCAGTCTATTAGTTCAGCAGGCGGCCCCAGTAAAGCATCTTTAGTTGGTGGTGAGTTACTACCTCGTACTGCTGGTAAGCCTGAGACTACAGCTAAGGTAGCAGAAGGTGGGTACAAAGGTGGTGATCCAGATAAAGTCATTAACATAAAAGAAAGCAATTCTGTCAAGGAAGCAAGGGCAGAAGTGCAAGCTAAGATGAACGCTGGTGAAGAACTTACAGATGCTGATATAAGAAAGTTAGATGATGTTAAGGAATCTGATGTTCTTTTAAAAGAGTATGCAGATACAGCAATGAAGGTAGCTGGTTCCCGTGGATTAGATACTGCTGCACTTAGAGGCATGATGCGTGGGCGGCATACGTTTAAGAACATAGACGCAGCATCTAGGACTCTCCTTAAGAAGAACGGTATTGAAGACTTTGAGGACATGATAGATTTTATTCTTGCTAATGATGACAGAATCTTTAGTGCGCCAGAGATGAGAATGCTACAGCCTCTATTCAATGAAGTAGAAAGAAAGTTGTTTAATGCTTATGATATTCTAGGTAAGTCAACTGATCTAACTGATGAGACAATCGCTTTAATACATTCTGACATCAACCTATTCTATGGTATACAAGCATGGAACAAAGGACAAGGTAGTAAGGTGTCTGCTGCATTAAACCACAGAAGGAAGATGTTGCAAGACATAGCAGATAATCGTATGATAGATTCTTTATTCGCAGGAGTTAAGTGTAAATGAAATTTTCACCAGCATGTGAGGTTGCTAATACTTCTCTGTCTGTTAATGCTGCTCGTATCAATGAGTTTGGAGATGCACAGAAAGCAGATTTCTATCGTAAGGTAATAGCTAGGGATGATAAGAATGATTCTGTCTCTGGTATTGCATTAGATGTAATCATTAACGGGATGTTATCTGGAACAGGTACTCCTGCTGTTAACATCATGTCTATGTTTATACAGTCTATGATGAAACCTTTGATAGACTCTATTGGTTTAGTAACAGACTCTATAAAGTTTACTAATGGTGGTCGTGAGTGGAACCAAGTTAAGTCTATGTGGGAGGCATCCATTGATTCCTTTGCTCAAGACTCTGTTTATTTTCGAGAAGGATTCCGTAAAGGATATTCATTAGAACGAGACATCAATGAACGTAAGTTAGGAATGACAGGTAAAGATTTCAGAACTTTTCTTAAAGACGAGATGGGTGTTGATGATCCTAAGATGTTAAGCACTGAACAGATGGAAGATATTCTTCTTGATATGCAAGACTATATGCACAACAACATTGGTCGAACTAAGTTTGGTCAGGCATTTGGTGGAGCAGGAGAAACTTTTGTTCGCTGGCCTACTAAGCTAATCGTAGGTATAGATGAGTATGGTAAGGCAAGGTTCCGTAGGCAGAGTATGTTTCAAATGGCTTCTAAGTTTGCCAAAGAAGATAGCAAAGCTGGTATGGGATCTTATGATGAGTTGTATACTCAGTACAAGAAAGATTTATTCTCTGATGCTGCACAAGATACTAACTGGGATGTACGTACCAAGAACTTTGTAGCTACTAGAGCAGGTAATCAAGTTGCCTTTGATGGGCAGAAGAAAGGATTGAAAGTTAGTATCAAGGATGAGACTGCTGACATGGCTGCTAAGAGAGCAGAGGCTGCTAAAGAGGGTAGACTTGCTATCTCTCTTATACGTGATGATGCTTTGTTCAATGCCTTTCAGCAGAAGTTAGCTGGTTCTCCTCGTAAGATACAGCAACTACGTCATGACCATCCTGCCTTTGCTTTGTTTGTACCATTCATTAAGACTCCTTGGAATATAATCAAAGAGGGTTATAATTATATACCTTTCATTCCAGCAATGAGGGCGGCTTACACTACCAAAGAAGGTATGAGGAAGGTACTGTTTGATCTAAGAACTAACAAGATACCTTTACATGGTGAGCCAGCTAAGATGAGTTATGATGAGTTGATACCTCGTCAGATCATAGGCATGACTATGTTTGCTACGATAGGGGCTATGTATGATGAAGATGTTATCACTGGTAGTATCCCTCGTACAGCGTCAGAGAGACAGCGTTGGAAAGATGCAGGTATCTTACCTTACTCTATCCGTATAGGTGACACATGGGTAAGCTATCATCGGTTTGAACCTTTAGCTACACCTCTATCAATGGCTGCTGATCTGTTTACTTTCACTAAAGAATATGCAGATGATGAAGATATTAATTCAGATGAGGCAGCAGAGTTAACTGCTAACTTGGTGTACATGGTTAAGAGTAACATAACCTCTAAGACTTTCCTTGAAGGTATGCACACTCTAACAGCCATGATCGTAGATCCTAACGTATCTATTCAGAAGGGATTGATAGAGACTGTTGCTCGTCCCATGACTCCTGCATTACTAGCACAAACTGCTAAGATGTTTGATGGTTATGATAGACAGGCAGAGGACACATGGGAAAGGTTACAGGCCCGTATCCCTATCTTCCGTGAGCAGTTACCTAAGAAGTATGGTGTGTATGGGGATGCTAAGAAGATAGACATCAACCAAGCATGGAGTAGTGTGCATGTATTTGATGCTAATAATCTAACACCACTACAACAAGAGATGCAAAGGGTTGAGTGGAACAAGGGTGGTATCACAGGTAAGCTGAAGGGAGTTAAGTTATCTAGTGAACAACTAGGTGGGTTACGTCAGATGAATGCAGAGATGTTAACTCCTGTGCTACAGAGCATCATTGATTCTCCTGCTTATCAGAACTCTTCTGATAGTCTTAAGAGAAAGAGGCTTGATCTTATTTCAAATAAACTACGAGGTAAGTTAGGCACTATGTTTGCTGCTCAACTACGTCAACAAGATCCTGAGTTTGCTAAGAAGTTCTTATCGGCTTGGTATTCTAGGAAGGGGCTGTCTGATAATATGCCTGATAGTCTTAAGGACTAGGCGTAATGAAGGGGGCTTAATTGCCCCCTATTAATTTCCCTAGGAAACTATTCCTTCTTTAGGTTCTTACGTTTAGGTTTCTCTTTAAGAGGAGGGAGTCCCTTAACACTTCTCATGATAGTAGCTAGTGCAGATTCAGTTACCTGTACTGTTCTACCACTGGTGAGTGATATGTTCCTAGCTTCCTCATCAATAAATACTACTTGGTTAATATTCAACCAATGTTGATTTAACTTTAACCACATTCTCCCTCCAACTCAAACTCTATTAACATATCAATACAGTGCTTGGCCTTAGCCAGATCCTGTAGTGGTGTACCCTTGTCCAGATAACGAGTCACATACTTGATTGCTGTATGCTGTAAAGCATTCAACTCATTAGCCATAGAGTACTGCATAGGCTGTATAGCTAGGTTAGTGTAGTGATCACCTCCAACTTGAGTTTCACTTGCTAACTTACGCATATCAAACAAAGGTTCTATCTTTGTGAAATCTCTTTCTTCAGTCATAGTCCTCTTCCCATTCATCATACAATCCTCTATTACCATGTTCAGCTACTTGAGATTCTAACGTAGCAAAGTTTCTTTCGATGACATCTTCAAATCTATTGACTATATCTTCAGCTTCTAATTGCAGTACATCAACAAGGATAACCTCATCCAACTGCTTCAAGCGACCTTTCAACTCTTCCAAAGTTAGAGCCATAAGTCCTCCGTAGATACGCCATTGATACAGGTAACTCATCAAAGCTACCATCATGTACATCATTAAACACCCATAGACCAGACCATGATCCGTTAGTCTGAGGGTTAAGGTATGCCTCGTCATGTTGATAGTAGATACCAGCAAACAGACCTGTCATATTTAAACCATCAGCCCTACGTGCATAAGCTATGTCTCTATCTTGGACATGTCCCATGACACAACTCATGTACTTCTTCTGTAGCAGTAGCTTGGCAGAAGACACTGGCCTACCCATAACACCAGAGGTAAAGTAGTGACAGTATGCCACACCATCTATGACGATAGGGTCTAAGAAGTCTTGCACTTCCCATCCTTTAAGATCAAGATCAGCAAAACTAATCAGACCATCTAGCTTTGAGTCGTGTTCAACAGCACGTTCAATACGATACTCATGGTTGCCTAGTAAGAATACTAAGCGAGGATTCCATTGCTTTTTCTTTCCATGTTTAAGACGTAACTGTTCTCGTTTGATAGGTGCTAAGAACATCTTCATTGCTTCATTACCTGCTGCAATGTCCTTAGTGTAACGCCTACCTTCAAAACTCTTAGTCCCTACATCATAGCTGCTAAGACTTGGCATGTCCCAATGATCACCTAGATGTACGATCACATCAGGTTTCATCTTAACTGCATAGTGTCCAGCCCATGTCATATGGTCATAGTTAGCATCAGGTTTGATCTGAGTATCTGGTATAATTAGATGTCTCATTTCTTCTTCCTCTTAGTTCGTTCTTCTCGCTCATCACGGGTCTTAGTTCCATGACATGCATAACATAGAATCTGATACCCATCTTCCTCTAAGAACATACGAGTGATGTAGGTATTCCAATCTATGAATCCTTGTGAAGGATCGACAACAGGGTTAATGTGGTCAACAGCAGCATTATTCCTACGTCTTGACTGACCCCTAAGAGGAGGCAAAGTAGCAGGGCCAACAGTGCCACAGCCAGCACATAAGTACCTCCCAGTAGAAACTCTAGCAGATTTCTTAACATCAGCTTTGACACCCCATTTACTATGCGCTCCACGTAGAGCAGAGATTATGAAAGACTTGTGTCTAGCTTCTGTCCAT